ACCATCGAATCTCTATATATTTTCATTATTTTATTTATATCTTTTCGGCAGTTTATTACTTCCCCGTTAATAGGTATTACTGAAATATCATAGCCACAGTCCACAAATAATCTCAAATAATCTTCGCCAGGTACATTCGATACGGATTCGAGCGCAGCAGGAGCAAATTCGGCAAATACAATAGGCTTTGAAGCCAGTAACCGGGATGCCCCTTTCATGGCTAGATAATCAGCGCCTTCGACATCAATTTTTAAGACATCAACAGAGTCTACAATAGCATCTAGTCTTTCTGTGTAAACTAAGTCTTCATCCAACACTTGTTTTGGACCATCCACGAAATAAACCGAGCCGTTGCTCATTCGACTAGTATATGACATGAGGCCGCGGCGGTCGGAGGCAGCGAACGGATAAATAATAATATTATCAAAATTGTTTAGCCTGGTGCTTAAATATAATAATTTCACATTATAATTATTTGGTTCAATAGAAAACACTATTGATGTCAGCCCATATGGTCAAACGCCTACCTGGAAAGAAATCTGATAAATTTCTGAAAGTCTGCAACTGTACATCCTGTCAATCCTTGGTATTTCATTGATGTGGTTGGCCCCAGTAGACCAGATGAAGTATCTACCCAAGTTCACGTTCACGATATTTCTGGATATTTATTACGTTGTAGTTGGAGGTATTATGCTAGTAAGTATTAATAATGTTAATCAATTTAGTACATACACTTGGCAAGATGTATTAAATTTGGGCACATGGCAGGATGTTCTGCCTTATACTTGGTACGATATATATGTAGAAAGTAACAACATTTTAATGGAATCTCCAACCCCGGAAGTTGATCTATCAGTTGATAAACGATGCACCGCATCATTTACAATTTTGGACATCGGCGCACTCAAACATTTCAAAAAGGGCCAGGAAGTAGAAATATATTCAGCCATTGGTTACAAAGTGTTTGGAGGATATATCGATAGTAGTTCGGAGCGATTAGTAAGTGGCCGCGATGTAATAAAACATTCTATATCGTGCGCCGACTATCATTATTTAGCTGAAAAACGCATAGTTGCTAAAGCTTGGCAAGATACCACCATCGAAACAATTGTTAACTACGTTCTCGATCAATATCTTGAGGCAGAAGGTGTGACCCTCGGAGAAATCCAAGCTGGGGGAACCGTCACTCAATATATTGCCAATTATATAAGTGCGGCTGATGTTTTTGACCAAATGGCAGAACGGGCCGGATTTATATGGTTTATTGATGAATATAAAAGGTTATATTTTGTTGATAGGACCAGCTATGCGGCAGAATGGGATCTCATAGAAACCGACGACTTCCTCATCGAGGATGCATTTTCCGGTGTGAGTGTAACCCACGCTAATCCCGAATATAGAAACCGCCAATATATTATAGGAACTTGGGAAGAAACCGACATCCAAACAGAATATGCTAAAGGTGATGGACAAACTACTTCTTTTCCAGTTGCTTATAAACTTGGTGGAGAACCAGAAGTTTATGTGTCAGTGGGGGGTGGAGATTATACTTTAAAAACGGTCGGTAAGAAAGGCGTAGATACTGGGAAGGATTGGTATTGGGCCAAAAATGACCAAATAATATCACAAGATTCTAGTGCTACCGCTCTAGCCGAAACTGATGTTTTGAAGATAGTATATACCGGCCTTTATCAAATAGTGGTAGTAACTAGCGATTTTGCTGAGATTATTGATAGGCGGACTGTAGAAGGCGCGGAGTCTTCTGGGATAGTGGAGAACGTTCGCTCAGATACCTCGTTGTCGAGCCGTATAGCAGCCCTGGAAGAGGCTAACGCCATCCTTGATGTATATGCGATGGAAGGTAAGAAAGTCGAGTACACGACCTCTAAGGATGGTCTAGCGGCAGGTGTACTCCAACACATAAAGATATCCAAACATGACATTGACGATGATTGCCTAATAAGCAATATAACGTTTCGATATACCAATCAGCAGGATTATTATGATGTGGTTGCTTATACCGGGCCAGTTGAAGATGATTGGGAAGACATTTTCATTAAATTGAGTGATATACAAAAGAAAATGGCTAGCCCCGATGATGTTAGCACATCGGACGTATTATTAGTTCTCGTAACGTTTACTAAGTTGTGGACTGCTATCGAATCCCCTAATATTTGGCAGGTAGTTTATGCGGACGGTACAGAAGATGCATCTGAGGCGTGGTTACCATGCTTTGAGGATAGCGACCGAATAAAATATCTGGTGCTTAAAAAGAGTGGGGCTGAGATTTTCAGAATGTATCGAACGGACCAAACAACAACGAGCGATTCAATAGTTACTACATTTATAATACCGTCTGGATCTGCCAATGGAGAGATTGATCAGGCCGTTTTGGTGGGTGGGGATACTGCGACAATTACCCCCGGAACCGGCATCGAAGTAGAAACTCATTCTTTCATATATACTAAAAACTCACTGGAAAGTTTACAACTACAGTTTACAAGCAATAAATGGGCGTGATTTAATGGTATACACTAAGACTTCCTGGCGCGAGCACTCGATGACGGAATCTGCCAAAAATGCCGCACTGACCAATCTAGAGTGTATTTATGACGAGGCGGTTTCTTACATAAATAGCATCGCCCACGCCGAGCGATATTATACAAAAGCTGAGTGCGATGCGAAGTACATAACGGCTGCTAATGATGGTTCTGGGTCCGGGGTTATTTGTGAAAAGCTGGATGGACTTACGGCCCAACAGATACTTGATGCTGGTATAGATACTGGCACAATTTGTATTTGGAGTGGGTCAGAAGCCTCTATTCCGGCTGGATGGTATCTATGTAATGGGCTAAATGGTACTCCAAACCTTAGAAATCGATTTGTTATAGCGGTGGGAGATGATCATGCATATGGGACTACAGGCGGGGCCAGTCACAAAACTCTATCTGCTGCTTCTATTGCCGTTGGAACTCACGCAATAACCGCTGATGAGTTACCTTCTCATTATCATACTTATATCGATGATTATAACGGGCCTTCGGGTGGGGGTGAAGGTGTAACAACGCATTATGGTACTTCTTATGATGTTGCATCGGCAACCAATGAAGTTGCATCGACGCCCCACGGTCACAGTGGGTCGTATTTTACTGGTGGTAATACTGACGTCCGGCCCAAATTTTATGCATTATGTTTTATAATGAAAGGATGATAAAAATGGCATATACTAAATTTCATGATCCCTGGGAAACAACCCATTATTTGTCGGGGGGCGCATTTAATAGGATTGAGTCTCAATGGGATGAAATAAAGGATGATGCAGATGAACACAACCACGATGATGAGCATTATACTAAGACTTTGAGCGATTTGGACTTTTTCACCACCTCATATTATACCGGGTTTGATGCAGATCTATTAGACGGCTCTCATTATACCGACATAATAAATGAGGGACTTCCAGATGGCGCGATAGTAATATGGAAAGGTGATTCAGATACTATACCTGCTGGATGGTATATATGCAATGGGCAGACAGTGGGAGCAGTTACAACCCCTGACTTACGCCAAAGATTCATAGTTGGGGCGGGCACTACCTATAATGTTGGTGACACGGGGGGCAACACCTCAACCTCAGTTACAGCAACATTTACGGTTACCGCCCACACTATTACTGCTGATGAAATGCCAATTCACACCCATACTTGGAATGATCATACAAATGGACTTGCCGGGTTAACATACTCACCATATCCGGCCACTGGCCCACTCGGTACAGCATTAACATTGAATCGTAATACTGAGTATGCGGGTGGGGGCCTGGGTCACACCCACACCGGAAATACCATAACGTTCAATGATGTAGCATACGAGCCATACTACTATTCACTTTATTATATAATGAAAATTTCATGATGGGGGGATCAATATAGCATACACTAAGAATTATACCACTTGGACGAGCGCCAACAAGATAACAACAACGGAACTAAATAACTTCGAAACTCAATATAGTGAAGCGTCCGCCCATTTATCATCCCACGTGCATACTAGCAATTATTATACTAAAAACGAAATGCTAGAAACATTCTGGGGAGTAGATAATGATGGTGCGGGGTCCGGCTCAGATGCAGATCTAATTTATTATTCGGGGGGTAACCTTCACATCGGAGATTTCGATGGGTTAAGTGTGCCGACCGGCCTGATTATAATGTGGTCGGGGGAAACTGTGCCTAGTGGATGGCATCTATGTGATGGGACGTCCGGCACAATAGACCTCCGCGATAGGTTTGTTGTGGGGGCGGGCACTGGATCGGACTATAACGTTGGGGATACTGGTAGCGGTACTCATACTATAGTTGGGGCAGTTACTATATCAGGGCATTCTCTTTCGGCTGCGGAAATAGCTGGTCACCAACACGCTCTTAACGATATGTCATCCCGGCCAAATTCCGGGGGATGTGGATATAGTCAAGAGGGAAGTGGGTCACAACATCCCAATTCATATTATAATGGGGATAACACGGGTAATAGTGACATTGGAAAAGCAACTGCTGATGCCCACACCCACTCATCGAACTTCTCAAGTGACCCATTCACTATAACGCCGATGTATTATGGACTAAAATTCATACAGAAAATTGCATCGTAACCTGTAACTGTAGTATGCCCTACAATCCACTTTATAGCCCCATAGTGACACTTTCACAGTTCCAACATAGAATCTATCGTGGGGCTTAGAGAAAGTCGAGCCTTGGGCAAATTACGGGCATAATAAAAGAGATAATGGGGGTAAAGGGAGTAAGGATTGCTTACTCCATAAATTCTGCGATCTTTTTGTTAACTGCGTCTTGCTCGGTTACCACCCCATCCCAGGACTTGTCGATTGCATGCGCCGGTTTACTGAGTGATAGATTCTCAGCGTATGGGTCGCTACCGTTCATACCAAGAAATGCCGCGTTCTTCCTAGCAACTACATCTTGCTCGGGCACATATCCGAATGGCGTTCCATCAACTGCGCGAACCGGCTTATCCCCATCACTCCAATTTAGCTCGGGGCTGTGTGGCCCATCGCTAAAGTCTATAACGTTGGTTGAAAATATACTCTTAACGTTGTCGGCGTAGGACTTGGAGTCATCCCAGCCACTAAACCCAACTGCCATACCTACCATCATAAAGATGGTTACAAGTGCACCAATTTTTCCATTCATTAATATCCCTTAAATATGTTTATGTCCATCTGAAGGCTATACAACCTTCTATCTACTTCTTTTCGTTCTAACTTCAACGCCTCGATCTGCTTCTGTAGTTCCTGCCAACTTGGGCCATCTTTTACTAAATCTCTTTCATTTTTATCACTGTTTAGTGCCTCGATCATATCATCGATTGCACATAGGCGATCAAACAGGTTATTCCATACATCATGCATCTCGCCCAAACTTGGCCCATCGTCATTCCATTTTGTTCTGTAGGTAATATTTCTCACCCCATTACCCATATAGAAAAACTTATATATAAAGATGGCGCTAGAGAAAATTGAAGGTATAATAATGACCGATGATCAATTTGAATTGGATTGGCCCATAATAGATAAGATTGGTGGATGGCTATCGAAAGAAGAGGCCCGCGTTTTGTATATCATTGCGAGTGAGGTGTCCGGCCCGATTGTTGAGATTGGGGCATGGAAAGGTAGATCGACCGCGACGCTGGGATTTGCATCGCGAAATAATCCCAAACACCCCCCAATATATACTGTTGACCCGTTTACAGGTTCAAAAGAACATCGCGAACTTGATCCAAACTGCAATACGTGGAACGAGTTTAGAGAAAATATAGAAGCCCTCCACATGTTTGATATTGTTCATCCATACCAGATGACCTCGAAAGAAGCGTATGAGAAGCATTTTGGAGCGATTGATATGGTGTTCATAGATGGTTCCCATGAGTATGAAGATGTGAAATATGATTTTGTTCATTGGGGTGGTAACGTGGTGAAGGGCGGGTGGATCTGCATGCATGATTACCATTGGTCCGGCCCAAATCGCGTGGTTAAAGAGCTTGTGTTGGATAATTTGAAGTATAGAGTTCCACCGGCCACCTGGGGCGACCTATTTCCTATACAGGTGATGCACTAATGGATTTGCTTGATGAGATACAGAACGACCCAGAATTTTTAGCTACTACAAGCGAATCTTCTGAGATCGCGAGCCTATCATTCAGGCTCAGCAAGATGTATATGGAGCATGAAGCTCTTCTCCTCTTACTAAGAACAAAGAACGTAATAACCGAGGATGAATACCAGAAAGCCCTCCACCACATCGTAGAGGAAACCAAGCAACTAGATGAGGTTAGTGAGGTTACTGAAGAGTATATAAAAACGGTTGACGAAAGGTTTAAAAATGCCCTTGGATAGTACCAATTGGCCCGGTTGGAGCCACGTAGCTGCTTTTCTTTCTATTTTCTCTTCTTTGGAGATTTTTGGGCCGTAAGCTATATATGCTCATAAGGCATAGGTAGTGATACGGGGAAAATCCCCAGGTGAGTAATAAGATGTTTAACGCTACGGTAAATATGGGTGGCTCCCGAATGGAGCCTGGTACAGATTATGTTGCAACTATTACGGATATAGTGCCTATGAAGGCCGTTATCCAGTATCCCAAGGAGCTGAGGTGGGATGCAGTTAACAAGAAGATGAGGACTGTCTCAGATCTATCTAATGATGAGAGGGCTGTGTTTGAGAACACGCCCATTGAGCCAATGATGAGCCAGGGTAAACCCGTTCTAAATAAGGATGGTAGCCCTGTAATGAAGCCAAAGGCCGTTGATCAGATTAGGTTTGTGTTCCAGTTTGATGAGACGGGCGCGACTACTGGTCAATTCGATTTCGTGTTCCAGATGTATGATGGATTCCGGGCCAACAATAAGTTCAAGGCGTTCGTGAAGAATGCGACAGGCCAGGATATTAGTGATATGACTGGTATGCTTAAGCTTGGCAATCTGTTCCCGGAGGGTTCTAAGTATGTTATCAGGACCAAGGATGAGCTTCGCGATGGGAAGTGGGCCTCGTATGACCCGGACAGCATTAGACCTTACAAGGATGGTATGGTGCTCAAGACCAAGGACGCAGGATCTACGTCTACAGTAACCGAGGAAGAGGTACTTGAGTTTTTGAGAGGGCTTGTCAGCGAGAGTGGTGGGCCAATTAATCCTCTGGCTGCTCTTTCGAGGGGCACAGACAAGTTTGGCGCGTCCTACTCAGATGTGTATAGGGCGCTAAAAGATAGTGGAAAAATCGTTATTGATGGTGGAAAACTCACCGTGGGATAGGATCGGCGAAGGCGAATCTACCTTCGCCAGTTTTTTTATCAAACAATATTATTCGAAAATTATTATATAAATGGTGATATAAATGGTAGACGATGAATTTGATCTGGGGGTGGAGCGCATTAAATTGGCGTTCTCGGGCGCACCTAACAGCGGCAAATCGCATATGGGCGCATTATTTGTAAAAACATTTGGTGGTATATTTATAGACTTTGGAAAACCTATACAGGTATCAAACTTCTCATCAGCAGCAAAGTACTATGATGCTCTTAAAGGCCACGCATTGACTCCCTGCCGACATGTGGGCCTCAACAAAGACCAGTATAAGTTTGTTAATAAATGGGCTGATTTTCAGGCCGTAGTAGACAACTCAGAGATGATCAGAGACTCGATCCAGACCATCGACAATCACATTCCCTGGATAGTCCTGGATGATAGCGAAGGATTTAGAAGTCTGTGCGCGATGTGGTGTTCCTCTGAAAACGGTCATAAGATGCCCAATAAAAACGATTACAGTATGGCAACATCGGTAACAAGAACTGTGCTTGGCACCCTCGAAATGAACTTCAATATTATTATGGTCTGCCAGGTAAAAGACAAATATGATGGGGAGGGTAACAACCTTGGAGTTACAACGCCCGCCTTCTATCCGCCCAACCTAGAGCACATCGCGAACGCCTCAATCTACATGGATTACGTTGAGGATGAAGAAACCGGTGCCACACAACCTTTACATACTGTTCGCTCGATTAAGGACGTATGGGTATGTAATAAGAATGTTCCCAAGGAGATTAAGTATAAAGATCCTCTAAAGGTATCACCCATAGAAATGTTGGAGCAACTGCAATTTGATAAAGCGCAGTGGTAGATATGATCCGTATTGATACCAGGGAGCCCACCGACGATATCATGGACCTAATAGGGCACAACAAAGAGTTGTTAAAGCGCGCCGAGCAATTCACTTTGCAAAAACTAAATTTGGGCGACTATCTTATTGAGAAGAAAGATGG